CAAGCGAAAACTGAACCGGGATGAGCCGGCTTTTACGCCCCTGTCCGGGGTTTCCCCGCCGGACTGGTTTAGGGAAAACGAATTGCCGCTGGCGGCGGTGATGTGGGAACTGACCAGTCAGGAATTGTGTGCACAGGGATTGCTTTGCGTCACCGATCTTGCCGTGCTGGAGCGCTGGTGTGTGGCGTATCAGTTCTGGCGCAAGGCGGTTATCAATATTGCCCAACAGGGTAACACGGTAACCGGCGCGACCGGGGGACCGATTAAAAACCCGGAACTGACCGCCAAAAAAGAACAGCAATCCGAAATGGACACGACCGGCTCCCTGCTGGGGTTAGATCCCAGCAGCCGTCAGCGCCTGATTGGGGCGGCAGGTCAGGCCAAAACGGACAATCCCTTTATGAGGATGATCTCATCATGAGCCGCAAATCTTATCTGAATGTCAATGCGGCGAACCAATATGCCCGTGATGTCGTGCGCGGCAAAATTGAAGTCGGTCGCTACGTCAGAGAGGCCTGTCAGCGGCATCTGGATAACCTGAATCAGGAAAAGGCGACATCGTTTAAGTACCGGTTCGATAAAGATCGGGCTGAACAGGCCGCCAAATTTATTCAATTGCTGCCCCACACCAAGGGGGAATGGGCGTTTAAACGCATGCCCATTACTCTGGAGCCGTGGCAGCTATTTATTGTGTGTTCCGTGTTTGGCTGGGTGCATAAGGGCAGCCGGTTACGCCGCTTTCGGGAAGTCTACACCGAAATTCCCCGCAAAAATGGCAAGTCCGCGATTTCGGCGGGTGTGGCACTCTATTGCTTTACCTGTGATGACGAATTCGGCGCGGAAGTCTATTCCGGTGCCACGACGGAGAAACAGGCGTGGGAAGTCTTCCGGCCGGCGCGGTTGATGTGTAAGCGTACCCCGATGTTGGTTGAAGCATTCGGCATTGAAGTGAATGCGTCAAACTTAAACCGTCCGGCTGACGGGGCCCGGCTTGAGCCGCTGATCGGCAATCCCGGGGACGGGCAGTCACCCAGTTGTGCCATTGTGGATGAGTACCACGAGCATGACACCGATGACCTTTACACCACGATGCTGACGGGGATGGGGGCACGACGCCAGCCCCTGATGTGGGCCATTACCACGGCGGGTTACAACATTGAAGGCCCCTGCTATGACAAGCGGCGCGAGGTGATTGAAATGCTGTCCGGCAATGTGCCCAATGAGGAGTTGTTCGGGGTGATTTACACCGTGGACGACGGGGACGACTGGACTTCGCCGGACGTACTGCGGAAAGCCAATCCGAATATGGGCGTGTCAGTCTATGCGGATTTCCTGCTCAGTCAGCAGCAGCGCGCCCTGAATAATCCCCGGCTGGCCAGCATATTCAAAACCAAACACCTGAATATCTGGGTGTCTGCGCGGGAGGCCTATTTCAATATGGTGAGCTGGAAGCAGTGTGAAGACACGACGCTCACCTTAGAGCAGTTTGAGGGCCAGCCCTGTTTTCTGGCGTTTGACCTTGCCCGCAAGCTGGACATGAACAGCATGGCCCGGCTTTTTGTCCGCGAGATTGACGGTAAGCGGCATTACTACAGTATTGCCCCGCGTTTTTGGGTGCCGTATGACAGCGTGTACAGCGTAGAGCAGACCGAGAACCGCCGCACCGCTGAACGTTTTAAAAAGTGGGTGGCGATGGATCTGCTGACCGTGACGGAGGGGGCCGAAGTGGATTACCGCTACATCCTTGAAGAAGCCAAACTCGCCTGTCACCTGAACCCGGTTAATGAGGCCCCGATTGATCCCTTTGGGGCAACCGGCTTATCTCACTCACTGGCGGATGAGGGTATTAACCCCATCATCATTACCCAGAATTTCACTCACATGAGCGATCCGATGAAAGAGCTGGAGGCCGCCATCCAGTCCGGTCGTTTCCATCATGACGGTAATCCGATTATGTCCTGGTGTATCGGCAATGTCGTCGGGAAAACGATGGGGGGTAATGATGACATTGTGCGCCCCATCAAAGAGCATAAAGACAGCAAAATTGATGGTGCGGTTGCGCTGATTATGGCGATGGGGCGGGCTATTTTGCACGAAGAACCCAGTCTCTCAGATCATTTGATCTCCCACGGTGTTCGCTCACTCTGAGGTTTTTTCATGAAATGGTTAATGATTACTGCCCTGCTGGTTGGACTAGCGGGCGGAGCTTTGCTGTCTTACGGTGCATGGCTGCTGTTACCGGCAGCGGGGTTTATGGTTGCCGGCTGCCTGTGCCTCGGCTGGTCGTATCTGGTCTCACGCATGTTGAGCCACAAACTCGATAAGGAGGCCTGATGTTTTTTCCCGGATTATTTTACAAATCCGCCGACCCCATGACCTCCCGTGACTTAAGTGAGCTGATCGGCCTGTCCTATGACTCTTACAGTGGACGGCGGGTCAGTCCGCAGTTAGCCATGCAGCTAACCGCCGTGTTCAGTTGTGTGCGGGTGTTGGCGGAATCGGTCGGCATGCTGCCCTGTTCGCTGTATGAGCAACTGGATCGCGGCAATAAACGGGCAACCCGAGAACGGCTGCATAAGCTGCTGTCGGTAAACCCCAATAACTACATGACTCCGCAGGAGTTCTGGGAACTGCTGATTGCCTGTCTGTGTCTGCGGGGAAATTTCTACGCTTACAAAATAAAAGTACTTGGGGAAGTGGTGGAGTTACTGCCCCTCGATCCGGGCAGCGTCACCTCAAAACTCAATAATGACTGGCAGCCGGAATATCAGGTGACCTTTCCGAACGGAGAAAACCGGACACTGACGCAGGATGAACTCTGGCATGTGCGCATTTTTACGCTGGATGGCCTGACCGGGTTAAGCCCCATCACCTACGCCCGGCAAGCGATTGGGCTGGGGCTGGCCACCGAAGAGCATGGTTCACGGTTGTTTGGTAACGGGGCAGTCACCAGTGGCGTCCTGCAAACGGATCAGGCACTGAAAGACGAGGCGTATAGCCGGCTGAAGACGGATTTTGAAGCCCGTCATCAGGGGCTGGTCAACGCCCATAAGCCGATGATCCTGGAAATGGGGCTGAAATGGCATCAAATCAGTTTATCGGCTGAGGATGCGCAGTTTCTGGAAACCCGCAAGTTTCAGCTTGAGGAAATCTGCCGCATCTTCCGGGTGCCGTTGCATATGGTGCAGAACACCGACCGCGCCACCTTTAACAACATCGAAAATCTGGGGATCGGGTTTATTAATTACTCGCTGGTACCTTACCTCACTCGCATTGAACAGCGCATCAATGCCGGGCTGGTTAAAACTACTAAACAGGGGCGGTTTTATGCCAAGTTCAACACCGGGGCTTTGTTACGCGGTGACATGAAGTCCCGCTTTGAAGCCTATGCCACCGGCATTAACTGGGGCATTTATGCACCGAACGAATGCCGGGAGCTGGAAGAACTCAATCCCCGCGAGGGCGGTGATATTTATCTCACTCCGATGAACATGACCACGAAACCCGAACAAGCCCCGACAAAAGAGGAAGAATCCCATGCCGATGATAACCAAGCAACGGCTTGATATGCCCCTGAGAATCAAATCGGTCAGCGATTCCGGTGAGTTTGAGGGTTACGGCTCAGTGTTCGGACTCAAAGACAGCGCTGATGACATCGTTTTACCCGGTGCGTTTGCCAATACGCTGAAGCAATGGGATGAAAAAGGTGGCCTGCCTGCGCTGCTCTGGCAGCACCGAATGGATGAACCCATCGGTATCTATACCGAAATGAAAGAAGACGAGACAGGGCTGTATCTCAAAGGGCGACTGTTGATTGATGACGATCCGCTGGCAAAACGTGCTCATGCCCATATGAAAGCCGGATCACTCTCCGGTCTGTCTATCGGCTACATCCTGAAAGACTGGGAATATGACCGGACAAAAGAGGCTTTTTTACTGAAAGATCTCGATTTATGGGAAGTGAGCCTAGTGACCTTTCCCGCCAACGAGGATGCCCGGGTGAGCAACGTGAAATCGGCCTTTGCCCGAGGTGATATCCCCAATCCCAGTCGTATTGAACGGGTCCTGCGTGATGTTGGACTCTCCCGCTCTCAGGCGAGGGCCTTTATGGAGGAGGGCTACGGAGCCTTGTCTTTGCGTGATGCTGAGACCGTCTCGGCATTAACTGCACTGGAATCATTACATTTTAACTAACCGGAGTTTTTGATGGCGATTGAAGTCAAAGATGTACAACAGGTTGCGCAGGAAATTCAGCAGCGTTTCGACGAGTTCAGACAGAAGAACGATCAGCGTATTGAGGCAATTGAAGCTCAGAAAGGTAAGTTGTCCGAGCAGGTGGATACCCTGAATGGCAAACTGTCTGAGCTGGACAGCTTGAAATCCGCGCTGGAAGAGGAGCTGGCGGGGCTGAAACGTCCGGCAGGCGGCAGCAATACGCCAGAGGTGAGCGAGCACAAAGCCGCGTTTGCCCAGTTTATCCGCAAGGGCAAAGAAGACAGGCTGGCAGAGTTGGAGCAAAAAGCGATGCATACCACTGCCGATCCTGAAGGAGGCTATGCCGTCCCAGAGGAGTTGGATCGCAATATTATCAGCGCGTTGAAAGAGGAAGTAGTGATGCGTGCTGAGTGTCACGTGGTTTCCGTAGGCAGTCCGAACTTCAAGCGATTGGTGAATCAGGGCGGGGTTAACAGTGGCTGGGTGGGCGAAACGGATGAACGTCCAGAAACTAAAACACCGAAGCTGATGCCCATCGAGCCGACATGGGGCGAGATTTACGGCAATCCCGCCGCGACCCAGACCATGCTGGATGATGCCTTTTTCGATGTGGAAGCCTTTATCTCATCTGAACTGACACAAGAGTTTGCTGAGCAGGAGGAGAGTGCTTTTACCCACGGTGACGGCAAAAACAAACCGAAAGGTTTGCTGGCCTACGGCAGTGATGTGCAGGAAGACAAAGACCGTAAATGGGGTAAGTTACAGCATCTGCTGCTGAAAAAACCAACCGAGGTGACCGCGGATGAAGTCATGCAACTGATCTACACCCTGCGTAAACCGTACCGCACCGGAGCGAAGTTCATGATGAACAACAAAATGCTGTTTCAGGTACGCACTCTGAAAGACAGTCAGGGCAACTATCTGTGGCAGCCGGGTCTACAACTGGGGCAACCGTCTTCTCTGCTGGGTTACGGTATCGCGGAAAACGAGCAGTTTACTGATTTGAGCACAGGTGCCGTGCCGATAGCGTTCGGTAACTTCAAACGCTGCTACACCATTTTGGATCGCCTCGGGGTGCGTATGTTACGTGATCCGTACACGCACAAACCGTTTATTCACTTCTACACCACTAAACGGGTGGGTTCTCTGCTGGTGGACAGCAACGCAGTGAAACTGCTGAAAGTAGCAGAAGGTAAGGCCTAACCACCTTATTATCAGGAGAGTACATGCCTTTTCCCACTCTTGATCTGCTTCGGCAACAATGCCGTATCGACAGTGATAATTCCGCCGAAGATGACTTATTAAACACCTATTCCCGTGCCGCCATCAAACGGGCAGAAAGCTACCTGAACCGTCGCCTGTATGAGAACGAGGTGCCGAAGGATGATCCTGATGGTCTGCTCGTTACCGACGATGTGGCACTGGCGATTATGTTAATTGTAGGGTTCTGGTACGACAACCGGGAGGCCCAGTCATTACCGATGGGCTTTCAGGCATTGCTGGAACCCTATCGTTTTATTCCGTTATAGGAGAACCCCATGAAAGCAGGGGAACTGCGTTATCGCATCCGGTTACTTCGTCCGGTTATCAGTCGTGATGAGCTGGGTTCAGAAATGATCAGTCATCATTATGTTGCCACCGTCTGGGCGAAAGCCGAAGCCATGTCAAACCGAAAGATCCGTACTGCTGACCAACAACAGGTGATAGAGGTACAGCAATTTACCGTCAGATCCCGGCGTGATATCGAACCGGGCTGGCTGATTGGACATCAGCAACGGCGGTTCACGGTACGCGCCGTTGACCGTAACCTTGTTGATTGCACGATTATCACCACGGAGGCGGATGTGCGTCATGATTGAACCCGAACTCAAAGCTGATTTAGAACGGTTAACAAGCCTGCCTGTTTATCCGCTGATATTGCCCTCTACGGTATTAGAGGGGGTAACCTATCAGCGCATCAGCGATCCCCGATTCAATACCGGGCTGGCGGCTTCGCTGTTAATCGAAGCTCGTTTCCAAATCAGCATTATGGTGCTGAACGATTACACCAAAGCCCTGCGGCTGGAAGCGAAAATCCGTTCCGCATGGGAATCCGTGCAGCATGGCCTGCTAGGAGGTTATCCGGTACAAACCGTTTCACGCGGGATTTTGCATCAGGAGGCGGAAGAGCTGACTGAAAACCGCAAGCGTTACCGTATCACACGGGACTTTATCATCACTTACACGGAGAACCCGGTATGATCACCGTACAAACTACGGGATGGGCGGAGCTGGGGAGCAAATTGCAGGAGCTGGATGTCGCACTTCAGACGGACATTATGCGAAAAGCCGGTAAAGCGGCGATGCAGATTGTGCAGGAAGATATGCAGGTCCATGCCGGTTACGACAAGAAAAGCAACGCCGTGCATCTGCGGGATAATATCCCTATCCGCACCGCAAAATCCACGAAATATCAGGGTGGCGTGATGATCACGGTTGGCCCGGTGAAAACACACCGAATAAAAGCACTGGCGCAGGAAACGGGTACCATCAAACAAGTGGCAAAACCTTTTATCCGTCCGGCGCTGGATTACAACAAACAAGTCGTTTTAAAAGTGCTGGCGCAGGAAATCAGAGCCGCCTTATCGGCTTATAGTAAATAACCTGACTGGAGTCATAATCATGGCAACGTCCCCTGAATACGCTGTATTGCCGGTAGGTACTTTGGTGAAATTCGGCAAGCCCGGCGATAGCGTGGAGCAGATGAAACCACTCATCAACTGTAAGGCCTTGGGCGCAACAGGGCTGACCGGCAGTTTTGTCGACTGTACCACCCTGATTGATACCAATAAGCAGTTTATTTCCGATATGCCGGAAGGCCCGGAAAAATCCCTCGGTTTTATCGATGATCCGGCGAACGAAGATTTCGTCTCTTTCCTGAACGCGGCTGAAAAGCGCGAAACTGTGCAGTTTTACATTGCTCTGCCGAATAAACGTACCGCTACGATGGTGCTAGCGCTTTCCGGATGGGAAATGAACGATATTAACGCCCCGGCGAGTGAAGTGATTCAGCTCACCGTTAAAGGCAAGCAAAACAACCTCGTTTGGGGGATCGCTGACATAAAAACAGGAGTTATCCAATGAAAGCACTGAAAGCGGCCTTACTCACTCCGCATCCGCAGATTAAAGCGGTGGAACTGTTCGGTACTCAAATCAACCTGCGCCGGATGACGGCACTGGAACTGCTGGAGCTGGAAGAAAAAGCTGAAAAGCTGAGTGAAGAGGGAGACGGGCGTGGGGCCTCCCGCCTGAATGTTCAGATGGTATTGGATTGTCTGGTGGATGATAAGGGTAAATCTATTCCCGCCGATTATCTGCCCACCGCAGAAGAATTGATGATCGTCCATGATAACGCCACCCTGATTGAAGCCATCCAGACCGTGAAGCGTCATTCCATCGGCACACTGGAGGAGGCCGAAAAAAACTAATCTACTCGCCGTGGCTGCATTTTGCCTTCACGTTAGCTGAACAGCTCGGTGAAATCGACCCTTATCGTATCTTGTCCTTGCCTGCGTCCACGCTCAACGAGTGGCAAGCCTATTACCGACTGAAAAACCGCCAACAGCCAGACAGTCCGCCTGCTGCATCCGTATCTGCTCCGTGTGATACGGTCCGGGCACAGTGTGATGCTGTCATGAAATTATTGGGTTAAGTTATGGCTAATTTATCGACATTGACGGTCGGCTTGCTGGTTAATGCCACCTCGTTTAAATCCCGGATCATGGATGCCTATCGTTATGCCGGGCGGGAATCAGAACGTTTTACGGATAAGGCGGGATCGGATGCCAAGAAACTGAAAAAGACCTACAGTTCACTGGCATCACATATTAAATCCGTTTCCGGGCAACTGGCGTTACTGGCAGGCACCGGCTTTTCACTGAATACGGTTATCTCCCATACCCGTAAATACGGGCAGGCGTTATCTGACCTGTCCGCCATTACTGGTGCAACAGGCGAGCAGTTAAAGAAACTGGATGGAAATGCCCAACGGATCGGGCGTACCACGGAATTCGGCGCAACCCGCATTGCTGAGGCGTTTAAATTGATGGCCTCAGCAAAGCCAGAACTGCTGAAAAGTACCGAGGCACTGACGCTGGCAACCGAGAAAGCGGTGATACTGGCGCAGGCGTCCGGTATTGATTTACCGGATGCGACTCGTGCATTGGCGTTATCGCTTAATCAGTTCGGTGCCAGTGCAGAACAGGCTGACCGCTTTATTAACGTACTGGCGGCTGGGGCGAAATACGGTTCTTCCGAAATTAACGAAACGGCGCAGGCCATTAAAAATGGTGGCACCGCAGCGGCACAGGCAGGGATCAGCTTTGAAGAGTTAGGCGCAGTTATCCAGATACTGGCGGAACGCGGCATTAAAGGCGGCGAGGCAGGCACTGCCATTCGTAACGTGATACTGGCGCTGGAACGCTCGACAGACAAAAATCTGAAACCTTCGGTTGTTGGTCTGTCGTCGGCATTGGGATCCCTGACGGGCAAAAACCTCTCGACCGCACAGGCGGTGAAATTATTCGGGCGGGCGAATGTCAGTGCGGCGTCTAATTTAGTCACCGGGCGGGAAAACTGGAAGAACTGACCCAAGCCCTGACCGGAACGCAGGTCGCTTATGAACAGGTCAGTGCGCGTGCTAATAACCTTGGGGCTGATCTGGATGTGCTGATGAGTGCCTTTGAAGGCATGGCTTTGAAAATCGGACAGAGTGCTGACGGCTCATTACGTACCGGGGTGCAGGGGGCAACCAATGCGATTAATGCGTTGTCCGAAAACTTTAATCTGGTTGCCAGTGTGGCATTGCATACGTTAATTCCTGTGATGGCGACTAAGCTGACTGCGGGATTACGTGAAAATATTACGGCATGGCGCGCCACCGAAAAAGCAGCTCGTGATGTTGCTAAACAGCAGGCAGAAACCGCAAAACAGACAATTGAACAGGCCAATGCCACGCTGCGTTCAACGGAAGCACAGGGCAGGCACATTCAATATCTGGAAAGAACAAACCGTTTGCACGGTCTTTCCGTCAATTATGCAAAAGAAAAAAGAACCCTGATCCGACAGGAAACTGAAGCTCTCAAATTGCAAACACAGGCAACCGGGCAACTTGAAGCGGCTAACCGCCGGCTTTCTTATTCCTATCGGGCATTATCTGCCGCCGGGGGAGTTACCCGTGGCGCACTTGCCATGATTGGTGGGCCATTTGGTGCAGCGATGTTGGCGGGTTCAGCCTTGTATGGATTATATAACCATAGCGTTCAAGCCAGAGAGGGGTTGCGGCACTTAAAGGATGAAACCGTTGATACGGTGGCTGAGCTGCAACGTCTTTCCAGAATTAAGGTGGAAATCGAGCTTGATAAAACTGACGATGATATCAACCACCTGAAAGAAGAACTCAAGCAGATTGATAGCCAACTGGAACGGTATTCTCAAACTCGAATCAAGCGATTACAAAATCGTCAAAAAGGGTTCTTGAATTTTCTTTATGAAGATCCGAAAGAAGTTGAAAAGCAAGGTCGGGTATTACTCAGTCGACGAGAAGATATCCTCAAAGGGATAGAAAATAAAACAGCAAGAAAGAAAAACCTACAGGCAACATCGGTAGCGGGTATCTTTGACCAACCACCGCCGGAGCTGTCAAAACCCGAGGGGAACGGCACGGGTAATCCGTGGACAGGCCAAGATCCCATCAAAGAAGAGAAACAAGGCAAACAATCACTTAACCTTTATCAGCAGTTACGTAAGGAAATTGAGCAGACCCATGCCACCAGCTTGGATCGCATCCGATTCAGAGAGAAAGAAATGCTGGGTAAAATCTATGAAGTCGGCAAATCGGGTATGGCTTCGGAAAGTGAGCTTCAACGTTTAAAAATCCTCAATGCCGAAAATCACCAAAAGCAGCGACTGGAACTGGCAGATAAATATTCTCCGGCAGCTGCATTGATCCGACAGGAAAAAGAAGCCAGCGAAGAACTGAAAGCCCTGTACAGCGAACGGTTGCTAAGTGAACAGGAGTATTTATCTGCCAGCAGGACGTTATATCAGACCTCGGTAAAAGATAAATTAGCTGAACAGGCGAAGCAAATTTCCACCCCGCATCTGGATATGGCGGGTGAGGTCGATCCTGTTGTGCAACTGCAAAATCAGCTCACAGAACAAGCTGCACTTTACGACACCTACTATCGGAACGGACTTATCAGCAAGGAACGTCATGAACAGTTAATGATAGCCGCTGCTTATCGTTCCAAAGATGCGCAATTTGCTGCCGCTAAGAATTTATACGCATCACAAGGCGATTTCCAGAAAATGCAAATGGGTCTGCTGGATGTGGTCGAGCAACGTACGGGTAACGCGTTAACCGGCATGTTGACGGGCACAAAATCCTTTTCGGAATCCATGCGGGAACTGTCGGCATCACTGGCGCAATCCATTATTCAGGATCTGGTCCGTATTGCGGTGCAGGCGCTGATAACCAAAGCGCTCTCCGGTTTCTTTGGGGGCGCGATGGGAAGCATGGGTGCCAGCTCATTGTCTTCGGCGGGAGGCGGCCTGTCTTCGATGGGTTCTGGCACAGCAATGACCCCGGATGTCTGGAAGAGTCCCATCATGAATGCGAAAGGTGGCGTCTATCAATCTGCGGATTTAAATCAGTATAGCGGGCAGATTGTCAGTCAACCGACTCTGTTTGCTTTTGCCAAAGGCGGCGGTGTGATGGGGGAAGCAGGACCGGAAGCGATCTTACCCTTAAAACGCGGTGCTGACGGTAAGCTGGGTGTTCAGACCACAGGCAGTACGGGCAACCAGACCTTCAACACCGTCCATATTGTGATCTATTCCGACGGTAACCACGACACGAAAACATCCCGTGGTGCAGAGTCGGCAGGACAGGATATCGCGAAATTTGTCGATCAGCGATTCAAATTTTTGCTGCATAAAAGTTTAAGTCAAGGTGGTGAACTCAGTGCTGCGATTAGAGGAGGCAGATGATGATAAAAACCTTTGATTTTCCTGCAAGGGTGGGCGCGGTCGGGGAGTTTGAACCTATTGTGCGTTCCGTCCAGTTCGGTGATGGTTATAAACAAACGTCCGGCGATGGGATCAACACGCAGCGCGAAAGTTGGCCTTTGTCTTTTGTCGGGGCACTGTCTGACATACAGCCTATCATAGCTTTTCTGCGTGAGCATCAGGGCTGGCGCCCATTCAAATGGCGTAACCCGTTATTTGAACTGGGATTGTATCAGGCGGGGAAATTCAATATTCAAGCTAATGGCGCTTATTTCACTCTTTCCGTGACCTTCACCCTCATCTATCATCCATAAGAGATTTCATTATGACCATCAATGCTACACTTCAGCGGCTTGAGCCGGGAAGTAAAATCGTATTATTTGTTGTTGATGGCTCGGTATTTGGCGGGCCTGTATTGTACTTTCATAATCATCCGATCCCTTATACCGGAGCCGAACTGGAAAATACCGGAAATTTACCGGTGAAATCCCTCTGGTGGCAGGGCGTCGAATACAAACCTTGGCCCGTCAGCATCGAAGGGCTGGAAGTCACCGGCGATGGACGGGCAGTGACACCCACTCTCAATGTGGCCAATCTGGACGGCACGCTCAGTGCATTGTGTTTGGCTTACCAAAACATGGTGCAAGCGCGTGTCACGATCCGCATGACCTTTGCTCACTATCTGGATGCCCGTAATTTCCTCGACGGCAACCCGCAAGCTGATCCGACGCAGGAAAAAATCGATGTTTTCTACATCGACAGCAAAACTCAGGAAGATAACGAAAGCATCCAGTTTTCTCTCTCTTCCCCAGCCGATTTACAGGGGATTAAAATCCCGACCCGGCAAATTCACAGCCTATGTACATGGTGTATTCGCGGGCAGTACCGCCAATCACCGTGTGGCTATACCGGCACCCGTTATTTTAATGAAAGAGGCAAGCCGACCGATGATCCGGCCTCTGATGCTTGCGGGGGATTAATGAGCGATTGTAAAAAACGCTTTGGTGACACAGAGCAATTGCCCTTTGGCGGGTTTCCCGGCTCGGCATTGCTGAGGCGATAACCATGAAGATACTGAGAAAATCGACCACCTGTGCCATCATGGCTCATGCCCAAGCCGCTTACCCAGATGAGTGCTGCGGGCTGATCATTCAACAGCGTCACCGACAGCACTATCTTCCCTGTCGCAATACCGCATCGTTACCCACTGAACAGTTCCGTATTCACCCGGAGGATTATGCTGCTGCCGAAGACCAAGGTGCGATTGTTGCCATTGTCCACAGCCACCCCGATGCGACGACACAACCGAGCCAGTTGGATATCGCCCAATGTGACTTGTCACAAATTCCATGGGTGATTGTTTCGTGGCCGGGAGGGGATATCCGTACCTTGATGCCCATAGCAGGTATTAAGCCATTAATTGGTCGCCCGTTCGTGCACGGTATTTGGGATTGTTATGCCATCGTACGTGATTGGTACAAACTGGAACAGGCTATTGAACTCCCTGATTTTGAACGTACCGATGGCTGGTGGAATCGGGGCGAAAATCTGTATATGAAACATTATGCCGCTGCCGGATTTGTCGTGTGTCGCGGTGAATTACAGGCAGGGGATGTGATTATTATGCAGGTACAGGCCAATGAACCCAACCATGCCAGTGTTTATCTGGGTAACGGCCTGATGTTGCACCATCTGTACGGGCAGCTCAGTAAGCGCGAACCCTATTATGGCTACTGGCAGGAACGCACCATCACAACCTTACGTCACTCATCCGCTTCGGCGGATTTTTTGTTTAGGGGAGTCACATCATGAACACATTACGAACCGTACGGCTTTACGGTGTGCTGGGGGCTCAGTTCGGGAGAGTGCATAAGCTGGCTGTCTCTACCCCACAGGAAGCGATCCGTGCATTATCCGTGCTGATTAAAGGATTTGAACGCTTCCTGCTGACCGCTAAAGAACAGGGGCTGACCTTTGCCGTGTTTAACGGAAAACGCAATATCAGCCGGGAAGAGCTGGTGTTTTCCGGGCAGGACGATATCCGCATTGCCCCGATGATTATCGGCAGCAAAAACGCCGGTGTTTTCCAGACCATTCTGGGCGCGGTGCTGGTGGTTGCTGGCGCGTTTTTGTGGGCGACCCCGTTTGGTGCGCCGATGGTCATGTCTGGGGTTGGCATGATGCTGGGCGGCGTAGTGCAGATGCTTTCTCCGATGCCGGGCGGGTTGGCACGGCGCGAAGATCCCGACAACAAGCCATCCTATGCTTTCGGTGGTCCGGTGAACACCGTTGCGCAGGGAAATCCTGTGCCCATTGGCTACGGTAGACGCCGTATTGGCGGTGCCATCATTTCAGCGGGTATCTACGCTGAAGACCAACAATAACGCTCTGAGGGTGAAGTATGGAAAAGCAGCCTATTCAGGGCAACAAAGGTGGCAGCCAGCATCCGCGCATCCCGGTGGAAGCACCTGACTCTTTGCAGTCCACCTCCTATACCAAGATCCTCCTTGCCCTCGGTGAAGGGGAATTTGCGGGAGAGCTGGATGGCAGACGTATTTTTCTGGATAACACACCGCTTATCGGTGCCGACGGCACGCCCAATTTTGAAGGGGTCAAATGGGAATTCCGTCCCGGCACACCCCATCAGGCGTATATCCCCGGTATGCCTGCGGTCGAAAATGCCCGAACCGTCAGCGCGGAACTGGTCAGCTCGTGGGTCACGACGGTCACCAATACTCAACTGTCAGCGGTTCGCCTGCGGTTATCGTGGCCCCAGTTGCAGAGGCAAAAAGATAACGGAGATACAGTAGGTTATCGCATTGAATATGCCATTGATCTCGCGACAGATGGCGGTGCTTTCAAGGAGATCCTGAAAACTGCCGTAGATGGTAAAACTACCACCAAATATGAACGTTCCCATCGGGTGGATTTACCCACTGCCTATTCGGGCTGGCAGGTGCGCCTTCGGCGGTTGACGCCAAAAGAAAACAGCAACCGGATCGCTGATGCCATGGTGGTGGAGGCTATTACCGAGGTGATCGACGCCAAATTAAGCTACCCGGAAACTGCCCTGTTATTTGTTCAGTTTGATGCCAAACAGTTTCGCAATATCCCGCAGATCACCTGTGAGCCGAAGATGCGCATCATCCGTGTGCCAGCCAATTATAACCCGGATAGCCGCCGCTATTATGGCAGTTGGGATGGCACCTTCAAATGGGCATGGAGTGACAATCCGGCATGGGTGCTGTATGACTTGATGATAAATGACCGGTTCAGCATCGGCACCCGGGTGAAAACGGAAAACCTGAATCTGGCAAAATGGGATCTGTATAGCATCGCTCAATATTGTGATCAGACTGTGTCGGATGGCGAAGGCGGCGAAGAACCACGTTTCACTTGCAATGTCTATATTCAGTCACAGGAAGACGCTTGGGCCGTGTTGCGTGATATTGCAGGGATCTTCCGGGGGATGACGTTCTGGGCCAATAACAACATGAACGTGCTGGCGGATATGCCCCGTGACATGGATTATCTCTTTACGGGTGCCAATGTGCGTGACGGCAAATTCACCTATTCCAGTGCCAGCGAGAAAACCCATTACTCCACGGCCATGGTGAGCTGGTCCGATCCGCAGAATGGTTATCAGGATGCTATTGAGCCAGTGTTTGAACATCGCCTGATACGCCGCTATGGTATCCGGCAGGCCGACTTCACTGCCATCGGTTGTACCCGCCAGAGTGAAGCCATCCGGCGTGGTAAATGGGTGCTGCACACCAACGAACACGACCGGACAGTCACTTTCACCGTCGGGCTGGAGGGACACATTCCCCTGCCGGGTTACCTTATTGGCGTGTCGGATAACCTGCTGTCAGGGTCGGGGATGAGCGGGCGTATTCAGGCCATGCGGCTGCGATACATTATCTTGGATCGGGTGCCATCGGCAAAAGTAGGGGACTGGCTTGTCATCAACCTGCCTTCAGGTAAGGCAGAAAGGGATCTCATTACAGCGATTAACGGACAGGAGATCTCCGTGAGTAACCGTGGCTATGCCTATTCAGATCCACCTGAGGTAGGCGCAGTCTGGGCCATTGAATCTAGCTATGTAGCGGAGCAACCCTTCCGGGTTATGGGTATAAAAGCGGGGGAGGACGGCGTGTCGTTTGACATCACAGCGGTTGAGCACAACCCCGACAAGTATGCTCTTATCGACAAGGACACCCGTATTGACGAACGCCCCGTTACCGTCATTCCGCCCAGCGTTCAGCCGGCACCGAAGAATGTTCTTATCGACAGTTATTATTCGCTTAATCAGGGTATAATCTCCACCACGTTGCGGATCACATGGGATGCCGCCGACAGTGCCGTGGCCTATGAAGTCGAATGGCGCAAAGACAACGGTAACTGGATAACCGCTCCCCGGACTACCGCCCGGAGTCTTGAGGTGCCGAACGTCGATGACGGACGCTATCAGGCGCGGGTCAGGGCCACGAATGCAGCGGCAATATCCAGTATCTGGATGAACACGCAGGATACCCTGCTGGGAAGCCGAAAAGAGGCTCCGTCGGCACCGCAGTCCCTCCGAACCACATCGCTACTTTTTGGTATCCGGCTGGACTGGGACTTTGCCAATCCGACGGATGTCCTGCTGAAAACGGAAATTGGCTACAACAAAAACGGAGAGGATGACGATACGCTGCAGTTCGCCGATATTGCCTACCCGCAACGCACTCATACTTTACAGGGGCTGGCGGTTGGGGAGAAGCTCTACTTCCGAGCAAGGCTGGTGGACAAATCGGGTAACGCCTCGGCGTGGACATCACTGGTCAGCGGTACCGCGTCCAATGATACCGGCTGGATAGTGGAGGCCAGTCAGGATCATTTTCTGGACGCAGGAACCGGGCGGTGCTTACAGGAGCAACTCAATGAGCAGGCTAAAGCCGACGCGCGTCACAAGCAGTCTATTGCGGAAAACACACAGGCCATTGAGAGATTGAATGACATGCTGAAGGATCTCAAGCGGCGCATACAGTAACCCGATAACGACAGTTTTCCGATCCTCATGATGGGTTTGACTCCCACGGGTTGAGGATTGTCACCCCTGTAGACTGAAAATCGGCTACGTTACGCGTGACTACCGTCATACCATGCACAAGCGCCGTCGCCGCAATCAGCGCATCACGCTCGCTGCACCTGTCTGGTACGTGCAACCGGGCACAGCGTTGTGCTACGGCTGTATCGACGGGCAATGTTCGTTCGGAGAACTCCGGCAAAACATGTTGCTCCAGCCACGCCCGTAGCATGGCCCCCTGTGTGGCGTCCTTACGCTCAATCAGCAAAACGCCAAGTTCTAACTCCATGATGGTAATGGCGGACACAAAGAGGTCGGCGGCATTGATGTTTTCAGTCCATTTCGCAACGTTCGGATCGGCCTTCCCTGCCCGAATTTTTCGTAGCTCGGACACCACGTTGGTATCGAGTATGTACATCATGAGAAATCAGCCGGGCGGGTTCCGATAGTCATTCGCTGCGGCTCAAACTCAATGTCCGCAACGCCCGGCATAGCCAGAGAATCGGCAATGTTACGATGTTGCTTTGTCAGCAGCCGGTATTCCTCGATGCTCAACAGCACATGAGCCGGTTTGCCGCGATCGGTGATGAATACGGGGCCGTTCTTGGTCGCTTTTTTCGCGCGGGTAACGTCCTGATTCAGCTCTCGGCTGGAGAGGGTCGTGATGGTCATGGTGGCATCTCCTGCTTGAATTAACGATATAGGAACATTACTACAATATGAACGACAGTGCAAATTTTGTTCGTTTTTTCATTCCTGTCGCTATTTTGCGAGCCGCTTTGCAAAGTTAATTTTTGTCAGTGGTATGTTGTTTGGGCGGGGGATAGAGTGGGCGGTGAAAATTTCGACGCGGCTTTACCGTGCGACCAACACGATAAAACCGCTAACCACAACAACTTATCAGGAGTTGAATGATGGCTGACGCGCATTCTACTGCAGGCACCCGCATTTACAAAATTTCCCAACCGGAACGTTATCAGAAAGTGGTTTACCGCCCCAAGGGGGTTAACCGCACGATCCCTGCCATCAATTTAAGCGGAAAATGGCTGCTGGAAGCCGGGTTTTCCATTAACGATCCGTTAAAAATCAGAGTGATGCCAGGCTGCCTGATCATCACCACCCAAAATTTTCATGAACTGTGGCACTGCTTAAAAAGCCTGAGTGAAGGCGAATGGGATGATATCGCTGTGGCACACTGGCTGCGGCAATTTCCCGGAAAATTAAGTAAAAAACTGCCGGGATAAACTCATAATGCTATGTTTTATCAATTAAAACATAATATTGAACTCGCCTGCGTGAGCTGCGTTTTGCACTTAAATGGCAAAATTTCTCTTTTGCGAAGCGACTCGCATTTCATTTTACCGATTAAACAAAGAAGGAATCGATGAAACTTCATTTTTCTACTGATAACGCCGCTCTGCCAGAATGTGTTTTAAGCGGTGAAGATATGCAACAGATGGGATTTACGCCGAATACCCTGTTTCATATCCAGCAATATAACAACGGGTTGATGCTGACGTTGGCAGAGCCTGATGCGATTACCGTGTTTCACGCGGCGGAAAATGATCCGTATCAGGGCATCGATTGGGTGCGTGATAATGGCGAGCTGTATCTGGCTGGCGATTGGTTAACGGAAACCGGTTTGCTGGATAACCCCGTTCAAGTTGCCTTCGGCTACGGCAAAATTATGTTGATGACAGGATCTGACCTGATACCCACTTGAACCGTGTAATATTTTTTTATTGCTGATTGCGTTGGTGTGTTAACCATAGTTGACACATCGTGTTATTGACATACAATAATGATATTCGCTTTAGGGGTGAGCATGATAACTATTGAGAGGACTCAATATTTTGAAAAATGGTTAAAATCCTTAAAAGACAGGATAGCAAAAGCCAAAATCTTAATCAGAGTTGAAAGAATGGAAGAGGGAAACTTTGGTGATGTTGAACCTGTGGGAAGCGGAGTTTCGGAACTCAGAATACATTACGGGCAAGGCGGTCGTGTATTCAACCTGTTGATTGGTCATCAATAATAGAACTCACGCTCGATGAATGTGCCAATGATCTTGTCATG